TATTTTGGAAACTCCAATGGGTAAGATCGTACAAGGTCTTCTCGACGGTGGTGTCAACTTAGGCGTCTCGACTCGTGGTATGGGAAGCTTGGAACGACGTGGTGACGCAATGTACGTTAAAGACGACTTTCTACTCAATGCAGTAGATATTGTTCAAGATCCATCTGCACCTAGTGCTTTTGTTAATGGAGTTATGGAAGGTGTTGAATGGGTATGGAACAACGGAATCATTGAAGCTCAAGCAATTGAAAAAATGGAGACTGAAATTAAGAAAGCTCCGCGGACTGATCTCTATGAGACGCAGGTACGTGAGTTTAAGAATTTCCTCTCGTTGCTCAAATCTAAATAAGTAAGGAGTCAATTATGACTGATGAAAATAAAATCGAAGATCAGGAAGTTGACCTCCATGACGATGACAACGATGTCGTGGAAGAAGCTCACGATCCTAAAAACGCAGAGGCACAGTCTATCGCATCAGTAGATAAAGCTGAAAATGCTGGTAAGACTGCAACAAAGCGTAAAGGTGATCAGACTAAACAGGATCCAATGCCAAAAATGCCTGGCACAAAAGCAGGCATGATTAATGCTATGTACATGAAAGCTAGTAAGATGAAGAAAGAAGATCTTGCTGGTATGTACAGCAAAATGATGGCAGAAGATGCTGATTTGTCTGACGAATCAATCACCGAAGTTCCTGAAATTGATTACAATGCAGATTTCAAAGATGACCTAAATGCGCTGGTCAACGAAGAAGCTACATTGTCTGAAGAGTTCAAGGAAAAAGCAGAAATCATTTTCGAAGCAGCTATCAAGTCAAAGCTTGCCGAAGAAATTGATCGTCTCGAAGAGAAGTACAACGAAGAATTGGCTGAAGAAGTTACTACTACTAAAGCTGAACTCGTTGAGAAAGTCGACAGCTATCTTAACTACGTAGTTGAGAATTGGATGGACGAAAACAAAGTTGCTATCCAAAATGGCCTAAGAACAGAAATCGCAGAAAAGTTCATGAACAGCTTGAAAGATCTGTTTACTGAATCTTATATTGAGGTTCCTGAGTCTAAAGTGGACATTGTCGATGAACTTGCAGAAACTGTAGATGAGTTGGAAGGTCAGCTCAATGCATCAATTGCAAGCGGTATCGAGATGCAAGAGAAGTTGGAAGTATTGCAGCGTGATGCTATCATCCGTGAGCATTCAACCGACCTTGCAGAAACACAAATTGAGAAACTAAAGTCTTTGGTAGAAGACGTTGATTTCGATGATTGGGATTCTTTCTCTACGAAAGTTCTAACAGTCAAAGAATCATACTTCACAAAGAAGGTTTCTGAATCAGCTGACATTGTTGAAGAAGATGATGATGGTACAACACCAATTCATACTTCACCAGCAATGGAACAGTACCTTAGCGCAATTAAGAAAACTCAAAAATAATTAGGAGTCCAAAACAATGATGCCAAATAATGTATCATACGATAAGTTGATCGAAAAGTGGGCACCGGTACTGAACGAAGAGTCAGCTGGTACCATTAAAGACGCACATCGTAAAGCTGTTACAGCAGCAATTCTCGAAAACCAAGAAGCCGCTCTTCGTGAGCAAGGCCTAATGGAAGCCCCAACAAACGCAGCAGGCGCCGGTACAGTCGCCTCTGGTGGTGCTGCCGACAACTGGAACCCGATCCTGATCGCTCTTGTTCGTCGTGCAATGCCTAACCTGATGGCATACGACATCTGTGGTGTTCAGCCAATGTCAGGTCCAACTGGCTTGATCTTCGCAATGAAATCACGCTACAAGACAACTAAAGCTGGTGCAGTCAATGGCGACGAAGCACTGTTTAATGAGGCACTTTCTAACTTCTCAGGTGACTCATCAACATCATCACACCCAGCTGGTGGTCCTTCAGGCCTCGACGGTATCACTGATGCCGGTGCTGACTCATCGATCGACAACGATCGTGCAGATCCTGCATCACAGATTGATCCATACACAACAGCAGAAGCTGAATCACTTGGCGAAGCCGCTGGTGAAGCATTTGCTGAAATGGGTTTCACAATCGATAAAGCTACAGTGACTGCCAAGTCACGTGCGCTCAAAGCAGAATACAGCTTGGAATTGGCACAAGACCTTAAAGCAATTCATGGTCTTGACGCTGAAACTGAGTTGGCTAACATTCTGTCAACTGAGATCATGGCTGAAATCAACCGTGAAGTTGTTCGTACAATTAACTCACAAGCTAAAACTGGTGCAGGTACAAACAACACAGCAATCAATGGTATCTTCGACCTTCAGACAGATGCTGATGGCCGTTGGTCAGTTGAAAAGTTCAAAGGTTTGATCGTACAGATCGAGCGTGAAGCCAACACAATCGCGAAAGAAACACGTCGCGGTAAAGGTAACTTCATGATTTGTTCATCTGACGTAGCTTCAGCACTATCTGCTTCAGGTATGCTTGACTACGCTCCAGCGATGAACACAACCTTGAATGTTGACGATACAGGAAACACCTTCGCGGGTGTACTTAACGGTCGCATGCGTGTCTACATTGACCCATATGCAACTGCTGATTACGTTAACGTAGGTTACAAGGGTACTAACCCATACGACGCTGGTCTCTTCTATTGCCCATACGTTCCACTCACAATGGTACGTGCGGTCGGTGAGGATACATTCCAGCCGAAGATTGGCTTTAAGACACGCTACGGCATGGTCTCAAACCCATTCGTTGGTGCAGCCCCAGAGATC